CTCGCTCATCACCAGCGGCAACGCCACGATCGGCGGAACGCTCGGTATCAGCGGTGGCCTCACGATCCCCGGCACCTTGTCGGTCACCGGAATTTCCACGCTCACCGGCGCGGTCGGCATGGGCAGCACCCTCAATGTCACGGGACTCTCCACGTTGGCCAGCCTTGGTGTCACCGGCGCTGCTACCATCGGAACCACGCTGGGCGTCACCGGACTCTCTACGCTGGCGAATCTCGCGGTCACCGGTGCTTCCACTCTCGACAGCCTTGCGGTTACCAATGCTGCCACGATCGGCACCACGCTCGGTGTGACCGGACTTTCCACTCTCGGAAGTCTTTCGGTGACCGGGGCTTCAACACTTGCGAGCGCCAGTATTACGGGTGCTGCCACTGTCGGAACCACACTCGGTGTGACCGGCGCGACCACACTCGGTGATCTCGCTACCACTGGGAACACTACAATCGGAAACGCATCCGGAGATTCGCTTACCGTCACAGCGGGAGCTGTCACTATCAACAACCTGCCGTCCAAAACAACGCCAGTTGATGCAGACACGATACTTATCAGGGATTCAGCAGCATCCAACGCCCTGAAGACATCCGCGATTTCAAGCATCAGCTCGGTTAAATTTGTTTGGTCGGAGGAAATTGTTAAGCCATCAGGTGCGGGACAAGTCATGTCCATTTCATCTGGAGTTGGAACTGCAATTCAGGAAAGCGGTTCCACCAGCGATTGGACTTACACTTGGACTCCGAAAACGGTCGGAAACAAGGCGTTGATCAGAGTTTCGGTCCCGTTCCAACCGCAAAACGACGGCATTTGCTATGTTGGAATAGCGCAATCTCCTTACGCTCAACCTGGTGACGTCATATCCGCATCTGGAGTGTATGCTGAATCCACATCGTTCAACACGATGAGCACGGATATCTTTTTCGTATCAACCGCTTCCAGCCATACGTTCAAGATTCTCGTTACATCAAATCAGACGATGTCTATCACGGTTGCTGCGAATGGTAGCGGATCATACTTCAATCAGTCTGGATCAACCTTTCACGCTAAGGTCCACTTTGAGTTGATTGAATTCGCATGAAACCCTCCGAAGTAGCCCAAGCGGCTTGCGACAAGCTCTCGTTCACGGACTCGGCCACGCTCGCGTTGGCCAAGAAGTTCTGCATCCGCCGCTACTCGATGATCTGGGACTCGTGCCTCTGGAACGATACCCTCGGTGTCGTCTCCACATCGGTCACCAACGGCCAGGAACTCGTCACCATCTCGCAATACGTCACCGCGATGTACGCCTCCGGGACAGGCTACAACATGTTCCTCGACTTCCCAGTCGCCTCCCGTTTCACCATCACCGGCGATACCGATGGAATCGAAGTCCCCGCCGCCGAATGGGTCTCGTTCTTCCAGCTTGATCCCAATACGTGGAACAACGTGGACAGCCGCAAGTCCACCCCCGGCAACTTCGTCAACTGGGCTCGCGTTCTCGGCGTCTCCTACGGCGAGGCCGGTGTCCCGCAGATCAAGCTCATCCCGACGCCCAACACCGACGGCACCCTGTTCATCTTGGGCAAGAAGCAGTCGCAGATGCGCCAGTTCGGTGAGGCGACAACCATCTCCAACGACACCAACTTCGAGCTGCGAGGTGTAGAGAACGCACTCATGGCCTACACCGAAGGCGATCTCCTCGAATACTCCCGCCAGTACGGCAAGGCGCAGGCCAAGTTCCAAGAGGGTGCCGCTCAGGTCTCCATCATGAAGGACATGGAGCGTGGCCAACAGCAGCAGATCAGCCGCATCATCCCGGATAGCCTCTACGATTACACGTTCCAGGACATCCTCTAATGCCCTTCCAATCCACAGACGCGCTCGATGACCAGTTGCTTCTGGATGGAAGCAATGGTTTCTCCACCGGTGTCATCTCCGCCACCCGTCCAGATGCCATCCCTGCCACGAGCATGGAAGAGGCCATCAACATGGACTATGACGACTTCGGCAACCTCGTCACTCGTCTCGGGACAATCTCGCTGGCCGGTAATTCCGAATCGCGCAACTGGGAAGACATCATCACCAACTGGGAGTCCACCACTTCCAACTTTGCCAGTAACCTTCCGACTAACTCGCAGGTCTTCTCTGGGTTCTACTTCGATACCGCCGCGTCCGAGCGCCTCGTCATCGCCGTACTGAACCGCAACACCGGAATCAAAAGCCTCTACTACGGATCTCCTGGTGTTTCGTACAATTCGATCGCCAGCTCGACGATCAATGCGTCTGCCAACTTCGTCTACTTCGCTCAGCTCAACGACAAGCTGTTCTACGCAGACGGCTATAGCGCCCTGCGTTATATCACCAGCGCCAACGCCAACTCGGCCATCACCGCTGGCAAGATCAGCCGCATCGATGTCATCAATCAGGGGTCCGGTCACAGCTCGATTCCAACCATCACCATATCGGCTCCGCCCAGCGGTGTCACAGCTACCGCCGAAGCGAGAATCGGTGGGGACGGTGCCATCCTTTCCATCGTAATCACGAACCCCGGCAGCGGTTACACAACGGCTCCTACGGTTTCTATCTCTCCGGCAAACCAATCCCACGCGGTCGCATTCGTATCTCTCGCAGCTCCCGCCAAGCCGCTCTATCTCACCACCCACACCAACCGCCTGTGGGCGGTGTCCGCAGACACCTCGGTCCAACCCGATACCCTCTACTTCTCGGATCTGCTCGACGGCGAATCGTGGGATCCGCTCGGCTCCATCCGCGTCGGAGGCGACGGAGACCCCATACGTGGGCTCTATTCGTGGTTCGGGTACAAGCTCCTGATCTTCAAGGAACGCTCGATCTGGAGCGTGGACGCCGATCCTACGCAGGATCCTGCCGACTGGGTCATCTCACTCGTCTCCGGCAACATCGGATGCTCCTCGCACCGGTCCATCGCCGCTGTCGGTGCCGATGTCTTCTTCCTGTCCCGCGACGGCATCCGCTCAATGGCGCAGATCCAAGCGGGCACCCAGACCAGCGTTGGCCTCGCGCTCAGCAGCCCGATCAACGACCTGATCAGCCGCATCGACAAGACCAAGCTCCAGTACTGCGACGGCACCTTCTGGAACAACCGCTATCTCCTGGCCGTTCCGTTCGTCACCCAAGGACCATTCTCCATCGGCTTAGAAAGCGAGGAGGCGCTTCTGCTCGAATCAGGTTCGTCAATCGAACTCGAAGGAACCTTCAACCAGAACAACGCGGTCATCGTCTACCACTCATTGGCCCGCTCGTGGCTCGGCTACTGGGACAACTGGCAGGTCAACGACTTCATCCCCACCGCGTTCTCCAACTTCGGCCCCGTGCTCATGTTCGCCGGGGACATCATCTCGCTCAGCGACGGCGCGGGCCAAGTCTGGTCGTTCAATGACTACCTGCCCAACACCCGACTGGATCCGGTCTCAAGCTCGGCATACCTCGACGGTGGTTCGCAGTACCAATCCAGCGTCATCACCAAGGCGTACAACCTCGGCGAACCGATCCCGGACAAGATCGGCTACAGCATCCAAGTCGCCTTCGACAACCCGTACTCCACTCTCAACGTCGGTGCCGCGCTGTCCTACGCCACCAACATGAGCGGCACGTTCACCAGCATCGATCCAGCCATCAGCATTCCTAATGCTCAGAAGTACCTGACTGCGTACAACCTCATCAGTCGTGGACGCTGGAACAGCATCCAGTTCAAGATCAACACGACCGCCGGAAGCCGGTTGAGCCTCCAGTCCACCATCCTGTCTGGATTTGTTGATTCCGTGCGGCCACAGCAATGACGCCGCATCCCACCATCATCGCCGCTGCCAAGCTGCTGAAGGAGAAGTGGCCCACTTGTTCCACGTGGAACAATGACCAGATTCTCAACTGGATAGGCATCTTCAACTCCAAGAAGCAGATCGGGATAGTGCAGGATGAGAATGGCGAATGCTGTGGAGTAGGAGCGGTTCGGTTCCTGCACTCGGTGGATGAAGCGGAGGATCTCTACGCCAATCATCCCGACGGTCACATCGCATGGATCGAGATGGTGGCGACAACCAAGCCGCTGGCGGTTCAAACCTTATGGTTGGCCATGAAGAACATGTGCC